ATCTAGTTCCATTGTCCAAGCTACACTTCCTATATCGATAAGATCAACAAAATGATCATCAGTTGCTACATCTGTTATGAATCTTTTAGTTATCGCAAATTCATTATCATTAATCTTAAAGATAAAATAAGGTTGTCCCGCTACAACGTTATTGGGAAGAAGAGCACCACTAACACTAGAAACACCAAATCTCACTCTCATATTTGTCGTATAACTATGAGCAGTAAAAAGGAACTTATTATTTCCAATGTCAACATCTGTAGGATCCATTAGAAGTTTATCAGGGGGAGCTACTGGATTCCCACTTCCATCAATATCAACTGGTTGTCCATTTAAATAAATTCTATCTGGAACCAAAGTTGGAGTTGAAGAATCTCCTATCTTAAAAACCTCATGACCAGCAAGAGCTATCACTAAATTAAGAAACTCGTTACTATTCCCGGTTAAATGAATGAAAGAATAAATTCCCCCGACTTTATGTATTCCATAAATAACTCTCCAAGGCGCTATTGCTCCTTTATGAGAAACACTTCTATTATTTATCTCTTTTACATTTGGATTAGAAGCAGCCGCTCCAAGAATTAAGCCAACACCAAGAAGAACTAATTGCGGATTACCCTCAGCTCCAGCAATAATAAGACCAAGCCCAATAACAACTCTCTGTGTATCAGTAATATTAAGTCCCATTCTTCTATTCTCCCATTCTCCAACAACAAGAACAATCTAAGATGTCAACAAAAGTCAGTTTATCTGAAAGAGTAACTATGGCTACTTTATCCCCCACACAGATTCCAAGATGCTCATTCTTTTCATCATCAAGAAAAAGAACTAAATCTCCCCTTTTAACTCTTCTCATTCCTTGAGTTCTTTTCTTAGTAATAACCCGAACCATCTCCTTCATAGTTCTACAACCAAAACTCTTCCAAAGCCTCAAATATCCAAACCGGCTAAAATAACAACCTCGAATATTCTCTCCATAATCAATTCCGTGAATTTCTTTTATAGTATTAATTGCAAAAAGAGCACAGTCATGCTCCCCAAGTTTATATCTCTTATAACGGGCTTCATTTATTATCTCATTTAAATCTCTCATTCTTCTCACTACTCACTTGTATCCCAACCACGTTCTTCATCTGGGTTAACACCAAAAGCTGTTCCATCTTCATCTGGATAAGGATCACCTTCTCGATCATCCCAAGGATTCCCCCCGTTCCATTGATCTGGATCATCGTAGTTTTGTTGTTCAAATTCTGGAACAGTAGACTCCGATCCATCATCACTTCTTCCATCTGAGCCGGGCTCTCCACCTCCCCAAAACCCATTCCATTCTTGAAGCGAAGCAACATGGATGAAACCCAGGTCTCCAGAGAATTCACCGTTATTCCCATTTTGATGATCTTGATCTGTATATCTTCTAATCTTTGGTATTTGTAATTTAACAAGATCATTCTCAGCAAAAACGGAAATCGTTGCAGTTCTTCCTCCTTCATTAATCATCATATAATTGACTACACCAGAAAAGAATTGATAAGGATCAATGATAACTGCCCCAGAAGAATCAAGAAATCCAAAGTAACATCGAACAGGTCTATTCTGTTGGGCTTCAACAAGAGCTAAAGCTATAAATGTCGGATCAACTCCAGTCAAGCTAATCTGAAGCCCTGTCGCGGTAACTCCAGTTGTTTCCTTAGCAGGAGCGATTCCTAGAAGTTGTCCCATCCCAACCCAGGTTTTTGAGTCCCAACTGATATTACCAACACCACTCCAAATATTAATTAAGCCATTCTTAAAACTAATCTCCACGAAGAAAACAAGGTTTACTTGAATTTCAGATAGTTCAGTCGAGAACGCAGAAGTTAGTCCTGATCTCATATTGCCTCCCTAGCTCTGAAACCAAAACCATAGAAGGCAGAGGTTGAAACTTCACTAAGAGCAACACTGGATTCAAGTCGAAAAAGCCCTTTCGGGTCATTGGTAATTATTGTTGCAGAATCTGCAGGACTTTCTCTCAACTGAGGCCAGATATCTAAAGTTGCTAATCCTCCCCCATCACTATTTACATCATTTAGAACTTTATAAAGTCTTGAAGTTAATCCTGTTCCAATCTGGATATAATCACCTGCCAGAAGAATTCCAGTAACCCCAGTAGTCCATCCCTCAGTATTCAGAACTAATCCAGTCTGACCTGCTCCATCAACCTGTGGACTCCCAGTTGTAATTCCTCGGGGCAACTTAGCACCTAAATCTCCCATTAAGAAAGTTCCTTGGATTCCATTCAATTTAAGAAAGAAAGATCTCCACTGTTCAGCATCGGGTCTCTTTTTAGGAGCGATAGTGATACCAGCCCGCCAGAGCATCCCTTGATGAGTCTGAATCTGTTTTTCTAGAGTAAAGGGAGAAACAGATTCAGCATTAACGGACTGGCTTGTCAGAGAAAATCTCACAAACAAACCAACAGTCGGTAATGACAATGGATAGATAATGGCCATTTAAACTTCCTTTCATCCCTTGAATTTTTCTAGTTTCTAAAATCTTCGACTATTTTCAAAATTATTGTTTCTAATAATTGATCTGTTTTGTTGACCTGAAATTAGAATAGCTCTTTGAACTCTTAGTTCCACTCCCGGATCAGACTCTCGGGCATCTATTTGAATGACTGTAGTTGTCCCACCACCTCTATTTGTTGTAGTTGTAGGAGTTGGGTTTGTTAATCCAACTAATGTGGGAGGAACTCCACCTCCAGCGGGGGTAATAGTTCCAGCCCCACCAGCAGATGGATCATCAAATGGGAGAGGTGCTCCAAAAACTGCTCCTGTTCCTCCAAAGCTTGCCATGATTCTTCGGAAGATAAGAGCTTGAAGTGCAGCTTCTGCTAGTCTATCTCCTATTCTTTTAAGAATATCTTCTAATTTATCCCCAGCTAGAATTCCTTGAGCAAATCCGCTGGAAACTGTATTAGCAAATTGCTCAACACCTTCCCTATTTCTGGCAAACTGAATATCCATCTTCTCAAGAGATTTATTGAATTGTTCTTGATCAATATGACCCCGAGAAAAAAGATCATTTAGAATAACTAGTTTTTCCTGATATTCAACTATGGCAGAATTAAGTCTTCCATAACTATCAGTTGTTTCTCCAATTACTTCTTTTGTTTGTCTAAACCTTTCAAGATTTTCCTGAATCTCTCTACCTCTTATTATTTCTTGTTGAGCAACCTTAGCAGCCCTAAAAGCGTCAGCAAGTGCATCTGAGAGTTCTATAAATTTCTCAAATGATATTTGATTGTTAGCAAATGCTACAGCAAGATTATCAAGTTCTCTTTGATAAGAAATCAGAATATCCGGCTTTTGAATTCTTCCAATAGATCTTGCTAATAATTCTGAACTCTCTGCTGCTAACTCATTCCCTCTTGTAAGTCCTTTAAAAAGAAGTTCAAATTGTTTCTCTGCAGCCTGAATTCCTTCTGCAATTCCTTCTAATTTATCTCCCATAAGTTCAAAAGTTGTAGCTCCATCTTCTGTAGTGACTTTAACTTTTGCGATTGTTTTTCCCAAAGTAACCATCTCTCTTTCAGTTTTTGAGACAGAAGGATCTAGAAGAGCAAGCTGATTTCTCAATTCAATTAATTTAAGCTCAACATCCCCGAGTTGTTTCCCTGCCTCCTTAACTTTCTCAATAGGAACAACACCAGCCTCTCCACCCAAAATTCCAGCTGCTCTTTTTGTTTCAAGTCTTTCCAATTGTTTTATCTGTTCTTCAATAGATTTTATATCAGCCTCCCTTGCACTTATTCCCCTAGCTGCAACTGCTGCATCAACATCTGTTCCACGACGCATTCTCTCTCTCATTTTATTAAGACCATCTTGAACAGTTGTTAGTTCAAGTAACCTATCTTTTAGTCCTTTGATCTTAGCAGTCAATTGTGCAGTAGTAAGTTTATCCGCTGTTTTATCCATTTCATCACCAAAAAACTTCATCTTAATTGCAACTGCTCCTACAGCAGCAGCTAAAAGGAATAAAGGATTTAACAGAAGTCCAGAAACAACGTTAAATGTAGCCATTGCAGTAGTAGCAGCAATTATAGCTATTCTCAATTTCACAAAAACCTTAACAATCTTACCGAAGGCAGCACCTGCGAGAACGACTGCAATTATATCTAGATTAAAAGCGAAGGCTTCAAAGGCTTTTGCAACCCCTTCAATCACTTTCCCAATTCCACTTAGTCTCTCAGGTGATCTTCGCAACTCTTCATTTAGGTCTTTGACTTTTTCACTAATTCTCCCAAGACTATCTGTGAAAGGTTGAAGAATTCCTCCAGCTTCTCCAGCTATCTCAAGGAATCTTCCAATTCTCTCAACCAATGTATCAAAAGATCCAGCAACTCCAGCTGCTTCTTTTACTCCAAGTCCTCCTAACTTCTCACCTAATTTCTCGATAATAAAAGCTGTTGCTTCTGCCTCCTTACCCATCAATGCAAGACCTTTAGCAATCTGCTCTTGTCTAGGTGATAAGAGCGTTAATTGCCTATTAAGTGATGTGAGCCCTTCTCCTGGGTCTTGGAGAGCTCTCCCAATTCTCTTAGCTGATTGAACCAAGTCTCCACCAATAACTGCTGAGAGACTTTGAGCAAGATTGAGGACTGTTTTGAACTGAGCCTTTGAGACGCGACCAAAGAAAAGAAGTGCTGATGCAGCTTGTCGAGCTGTCTTTGCGTTAGTAAGCGTTGCATCTGCAACCTCCTCTGCTATCTTATTAACTTCTCTTGCTGAGAATTCTGCTGCTCTTCCAGTCAGTTCCAATTGAGCTTCTATTCTTCTGAATTGAACTTCAAAGACTGCCCCAGCCTGAACAGCTTTCTTGATTACAAAGCCTAGTCCGATTATAGCCCCAATCATCCCGGCAATAGCAATTGTGTTTCTATTTGCAAGACCTGAAAAAGCTGTTATCCTAGATGCAACTCCAGAGAGAGGCCCCAAAGCAAGACTAACAGACTTAGAAAGATCCTGCATCTTATCTCTAAATCTTGCTGTACTTCTCGCTGCCTCTTGTATATTCTTCTTTCTTAAAGTAGAATTGAAATTAGTGAGTCTCCGTCTTGCTGTATTAGTTGTTTTAGCTAAGCGAAGCTGGGCATTAGAGAATCTACCCGTATCTCCACGGGCTGCCCGAATTTCATCCCTAAATGTTCGAGTAGAAGAAGTAAGTTTCCTGATATCTTCTCTTGAGCCTCCAGCTCTTCTAATTGCTGCAACTAAATTTAAAGTCTTAGTTTCAGCAGATTGAATAGCTTTCGCTTCCTTAATGAGAGCAGCCTCTTGTCTCTTTGTAGACTTAGCTGCTTTGTCTGTTTCAGAACTCAATCTCTTAGTAGCTCTCGCAGCCTTCCCGAAACTATTCTCTATCTTCTTAGTATTATTACTAACCCGAGTTGAAAGACTCCTAACTGCAGTTGCAACTCTACGAAGATCCGCAGTTACACTTAGAAGTCCTTCTGTATTAGCCCCAATAGCTACAGTAAGACTTCCTAAATTTCCTCTTGTTGGGCCTGCTGCCACAGTTATCTCCTTGGCTTTGTAGGAGGTTTTTTATTTTCTCTTTTCCATCGAATACTAAAGAAGGCAAGCCACTCAGCAAACTCACCAAGTGGCATTTGTTCTTCAACTTCCCACGCAAACTTTCCCAGTTTTTCTGCGACAGCTAGGACTGATTGTCTGAAGCTGTCTCGTCTGACTTTTTTTCAACCTTCTCCTGATCAGCATTCATCATATCCATTGCTATATCAGAGAACTCACCAACGAAACCTCTTCTTGGGAAACTTTCAAGGGTTTCATAATCAGTATCCTCAAATACCTTTTCATCAGTTCCGGGAACAAAAGCACAATGGATAACACTCCAGATAAGATATTTATCATACTCCATCTTTCCAGCGGTATTATCACCTTCCATCCCCATTACTGATTTCAGAATCTGACCCCAAACTTTGACGGAAGGTTCTCGAATCTCAATCTCTACATCTTCAAATTCAACAATCTTATATTTAAAAGCCTTTCGAGAACCTATTGTCTTAGCCCTGATTTTACTTTTAAGATCACTCATGAGAAAAACTCCCTGGTTGTTTCAATTAAGTTTAATTAAATTTTAAGGAAAGACGCTAACCTTCCCAGTTCCTTGAAGAGCAACTGTGAATTCGTTCATTATCTCAACACCACCCGCAAGACTAATATCAGTCACATTACAGTTTCCCTGAAATCCAGCAACTCCATCAGGCAAATACTGAACCTGAACTTCTGCTTGAGCTTGCCATGCAGTTAGAAGATCTTGAATGGATTGACTAAGAGTGGAAGTTGGATCATGAACCCAAATAAATGGGGCAGCCTCAACTGTCCCAAGACCCAATCCCTCAGTTACACTCAAGACAAAAGTGACAGTCTCAGTTTCACTTCCTGCTACATCTCCTGTTTGATTATCTATTGACATTTTGAAAAACCCTCTAGCGAATGATAGATCATTCCCATCGGGGTTAATTTCAATAACAATTTCTTCTCTATCAATAAGAATCTGATTAAAGTTATTTGCAACTCGATAGAATCCACTCAACTCAAGATTAACAGTAAGAAGGGTTTGCTCAAAGATATTAAAACCAGAATTGGCTTGAGCATCTTCAAATGCTGTTGTGTCTATTGTTGCAGCAGTTTGAGCCAGATTAAAAGAATTAGCCTTTCCAAAGGCTGCGAGCGGGAGGAAATTTCCGTCTACTGTTATCGGCTCAGATTCTGATCCAAGAAACTCAACTTGACCAATCAGATGATTAATCGTCTTAATATTCCCAGCCGGGATAATAGGAGTACCAGAGGAACCGTCTCGAAAGACAAGAGCAACATCCTTATCCCAAAGATTCTTTGTAACATCATTTATCTTATAAAGATTGCCAGAAACATTATCCATTGCCTCAGCCGTGAAGCTAGTTGAAGTTCCTTGCTTCTTAAGAGTTGCAACATATCCCGCGAAGCCTTTATAAAGAGCATTAGCAGAAACTCCCCAACTGATCAAGCCGGGCTGCATTGATTCAAAAATCTGACTAAAGATAGTGTCATCTATCTGATTACCTTCCCGATTTAAGTCCGCTGTATTCCCGGGCAAGGTATTAAAACTAGAGCCACTAGAAGTCAGTGCGACTTTTACTGTTTTAGCTGCCATTATTCTTTTCCTCTCTTAAAAGTTAAATCTAGAAAGATTCCCTATTCCCACCAGATTGCATCTCTCTAACCAATTGCCAATTACTAGAGATTGTCAAACGACTTGAATCATCATGCCCAAGGGTTAGCATTTCTCCTATCTGAGTAAATAGAACATAATCAGTTCCATTTAAGAGTTGTGGTTGCGCCCCGAGTAGAACATCCTTTACTTCTTGCGCCTTTGCCCAAGTGTTAATATAATCATTCGGGTTTCCACGGACTAAACACTGAACCTGTGGTTCGTCTCTTAAGAACTTAGGATTAGGAGGAAGTC